CCTGCTTCTAGCTCAGCCTCCAGCACCGCGGCGCTGCAGTTGGTGCGCAGGCTGGCCTCTAGCCCGAGGCTGCGCAGCGTTTTGATCTGTGCCTGCGCATCAGTTGTATCACCATACTTAGCGCGAATTTTGTTATACGCATCGTCGCCACTTACCTTGCCGTAGAACCGTGCGACCATCGCGCAGCTGCTGCTGAAGCACTCGCGGTAGCCGGTGCCGCTGGCGTTGTCGTTCTGCGCCTCGTAGGCGATCTTGAGCAGCACGCCCTGCTGCTGCAGCTGGGGCAGGCCAGCGGACCAGAGTGCGCCCTCGGCCTTGCGGCGACGCAGTAGGCCGGCCTCCACGTTGGTGCCAGGGTTGCGGTAGAGCAGCAGCGCCGCCGGCACGTCGGCCCAGTCCTTGTCTCGCAGGGCTGTGGTGATGGTGCCGAAGTCGTCGCTGCCGTAGAAGCCAGCGCCGAGGTTGTAGGCGAAGCTGACGAGCGCTGACTTCTGGTTGTCGCTCATGGCGCCCCAGTGGGGGATGGTGCGCAACTTGTCAGCGATGCGGTCTACCTCGTGACGAAGTAGCAGGTCCGCCTCGATGACGGTGATCTTGTCGCCACGTTGCACCGCGTCGCCGTTGAAGTAGCGGGTGGTGCCGTAACCGATCGTCCACGGATCGCCGCCGCTGAGCGGGTCGGGGTAGGCCGACAAGTGGCAGCCCTCAAACTCCTTGATGATCGCCAGCGCTGGCGCCAGGTCCGACTGCTTGCCGGCGACGCTCCAGGTCTTGAACCATGCCTGATCGCGGCTTAGCAGGCGCGGATCGGCTTTGTTCATTGCCGCTTCCAGCTCGCTGAGCGCAGCCAGCTGGTGGGGCAGGCCCTTGAAATAGCGGAACAGATCAGCGAGTCGTACCGGGTTGCTCATGGCCGCTGCTGGTGGTGGATCGCGGGGCGGTTGGCGAAGGCGTTCTTGATCTCGCCCCAGATGATCGGGCTGAGCATTGCCGCCACCACGGCGAGGATCACCACCTGCGCCATGCGTGTTTCCAGCTGGCCGACGCGGGCGCCGAGGCTGCTCCGCTCGCGGACATCAGTCACGGCTGCATCGAGCAGCTGCTTCAGCTGGCCCTCCAGTACGCCAATGGCGCGGAGGATCTCCCCGTGGCTTGGCTCGGACACGGCCTTAGCGCTTGGTGGATGCGATGCCTTTGAGGATGCCGAGGATCAGCTGGATCCAGGAATTGGCGCGGACGGCAGGCAGCAGTGCCAGCATCTCGGAACCAGCCAGCAGCGAGATGGCAATGCCGGCGATCTGCTCAGGAGTGAAGGACATATGCGGTAGGAACGCAGCCCAAGCTTAGCTGCCGGAAGCTGCGCCCCCCGCCAGGGTCACATCCACCGCCGCCACAAGCGTGTTGGCGGTGGGAGCCGTGAGAGCGGTGAGGTCGGTTGTCTTGCGTGCGGCCACGGTTCCCTGGGTGAGGGGTTCAGCAGTCGACCGCGTCGGAGAACTCGGGCAGCGTTTTCAAGTGCTCGTAAGCTTGGGCAATGAAGTTATCTCCCTCAAGGGACGGGAAGAACATGTGGGATTCGGTCTTGACCAAAAGGCCGCCATGTTTCGTGTAGTAATTGACGGAGATCTCGATCAGCAGCTTGTCGCCAGTGATCCTGTCCACCTTGATGTAAGCATCGGGAAACTCAGCGGTGGTGCCGAGGTTGGTAATAGCTGAGTGGGCTTTGGTAAGCGCCATGGTTTTCTTTCCTTAGAGGATGTAGGTGGACATGTGCCGGGGAATGATCAGCACTTCGCAGACGTTGGCAAAGCCTCCAACGCCAGTCCAGGTGAGGCTGTTTGCAGTGGAACCATCGAAGCCAGCAGCAGCTGGGTTTCCAAGGGTCGTCACAGCACCGTCTGCTACCCACGTGCCAGAGGTGTTGCGTTTGATATTGGCATGGTAATAGCCCTGACCGTAAGCGGTTGGATCCCAGAACATTTCTGGCCGCAAAAGGTACGGGGCACTACCATCAGAAAACTTGACGATCAACGTCGCTTTCGACAGGTTTGTCCAAATCGCTGAAGGAACCGTAGTGCTTGACGCAGTAAATGTCCTAGGTGCGTTTTGAACGCTGCCAGAACCAACGCCAAGCCAGCCTTCCACATTTGGAAACGTGTTGTAGAAGGCAGGCAAAAAAAGCGTTGTTCCGTTTTTGACCCGAAGTCCAGCTGCTATTTGACTCGACGCAGGGGCAAAGCCGACGTATTCAATCGAGCTTTGAAGGTTAGCTGTTGACAGCACGGGCCCGTAGCTGATGCAGTCGATAACTTCCTCAAAGTTTGTGCCAGAGCTTCGATTGAACGTTACATTGGCGGTTCCATAAAAGCGACACGCTCTGAAACGTTGAGTGCCAGAGAAGAAATAATGATTTGCACCAGGAGAGACAACGTTGCGGAACTGGCACCCTTCAAACCAGGCCGTATGATTGGACAGGATTGACAGTATGCTCTTGTAATCAAAAATTGAATCGTAGTAGCGAACGTCGCTGCCAGCGTTTGCAGTGAATCCAGTAGATGTGATCGTAAAGAAGCAGTTGTTAAAATTAGCTGGCGTAGAAGAGCTATTAAAAACACACCAACCCTGAGAACCATTGTAGTCACCGCTGCCGTATTGGAAATACGATTGAGACACCCTGATGTATCCGGTTGCCAGTAGGTTGAAGACAAACAATCCAATACGGAAGTCGATAACCTTGCAGTTATCAATACTCAAGTTGCATTGGCTGGATTCCTCAATGTGGATGGCCCTGTCGTATTTCTGAATCAGGCAGTGCTCAATGGTGGCGTTATAGTAAGTCGTGCTATACTCAAGCGTAACGCCAATGCGGCTGTAGTTGGAGGAGTACCCAACAATGTTGCAGTGAGTTATCAGGACGTTCCCGTTCGCCTTGACACGGCTGTGATAGATGCCGTCTCCAAATGCGTCGTAGGCATCGTTTTGATACCAGTGCCCGCCAACTTCATTAAGTGAGCAGTTACGAATCTCAGATTGGTATGCGCCCGATGAGTTGATGCCATAACCGTAAATCTTGCGCAGGCGGCAGTTCTCGATCAACACATACTCGGCCTGAGTAGCGATACCGGTGACTATTTTCAAGTTGGCAAAGTTCGTCTCAGCCCATTGCTCAGGAACGCCCCGCCCGTCAATAACAAGCCCCCGTACTACCAAAAACGTGTTAGTACCAAGTGCAGCAGTTACGGCACTTGTGCAGTTGACGCTGATAATCGTTGCAGTTGCGTTTGCAGTCTGCCTCAGTTCTGCCCCATCCGATTCGATGACAAGGCCCTGGCCATCAGCCAGAGTTACATCAACAGCTCCAGATCCAAGTGCGTAGAAGCTACTGGTCTTGGGGATCCACAGCCTTGCGCCAGCTGCAACTGCTGCGGTGGCTGCTGCTTTGATGGCTGCGCTGTCGTTGGTCGAGCCGTCTCCAACAGCACCAAAATCTCTGACGTTCACAGTGTCCCGCAGCTTGCTCTCGACTGTGCGGGCGGTGGCTCCAGTGCCAGACTGCGTGAACGACAGCTTGCTGGCCACGATGCCTGCGCTGGCATTGACGTCAGCGTTGACGATGCTCGCTGCGCCTGCAGGGATCAGTCCAAGGTTGGCTGTATCCAGCTGGCCGATCGTGAGCCAGGCGTTGTTGGCGCTGTTGCGCTGCTTCAGCAGCGCCGGGCTGCTGCTGGTGTCCACCCAATACTGATAGGCGAACGTCGTGCTCGGGGCTGACGCGCCGCTGTTGCCGCTGACGATCGCCGCCAAGGCGTTGTTCAGGTCAGCACGGAACGCCTGGCCGGACTGGTTGGCGATGTTGTAGTCGTGCTGAGCCATCAGACGATCTCCCGGCCGTAGCCGATTGCAGTGTAGGTGAACTGGCGGCTCACGGCGGTCCCGCCACTGTTCCTAAAGGTTACCTGTAATCCCGTGCGCGTCACGGAAGCGATGGTGAAGTAGTCAGCGGTGCTCATGTCGTAACCCGTCACTCCAATGCTAGGGGGCTGGTAAAAGGCCTCGGCGAACGTGACCGAATAGGTGCCGGCGCCACTGGTCAGCGTGGCCGACTGCTCGGTGCGCTGCTGCAGCTCCACCACGCAGCCGAGCTCGTCGATCAGGATGTTGACGTTGGGGTCGTTGCTGGTGGCGATCGTCTTGAACTGGAAGCCGCGGCCGCGCACGATCGCGTTGGCGAACTCGCGCCAGGTGCTCCATGTCGGCGTGCCGGCCGGGTTGTCGGGCGTGCTGCGCACGTAGAGGCGCGCGTTCACCGAGTCGACGTTGCCACCGTCAATCTCGGACCAGCTGTCGATCAGCTCGACCTTCTCATCCCAGAGCCCGGTCAGCAGGATCGCGCGGGTAAGGAAGCGCCGCTGCAGGTTGATGTCGAACACGCCGTTCATGTCGAGCGTCGAGCCAAACTCGTACTCGCCTTGTTCCGGTGGCAGCGGGCTGTCGATCGTGGTCAGGCCGTCCCAGTTACCAGCCGTTGCAAGGTCATCGACTAGCGGCCCGGTGCTGATCACCAAGCCGTCCAGCTCCTCGTTGTAGAACATGTCCACGACGTTGCCCGAGAACGGCGGCGTCTCCTGATCTTCCGCGTAGGTCTGCACCAGCAGGCGCGGCAGCGGCGTCGGCAGGTCGGCCACTACCAGCGTGGCGGTGACAGAGCGGCGGCCGCCGTCATCCTCGAACTTGAGCAGGTAGGTGCCCTCAAGCAGCGGCACCTGTTTCTGCGTCTGGTTGCCGGAAGCGGCCGGCACGATCTCGATGCTGTCTTCCCAGATGGCGCCGACCAGGAGCGGCGTGTGGCGGATCAGCACCTTGCCGCCGATCTTCACGTCGAGCTCGGTGGATGCCGTCCAGCTGATAATCGCGCTGGCCTGGTCGATCGGCACCAGCGAGACGCCGGTCACGGCAGCCGGCGGTGCCGTCTTGCCGAAGACGTTGAATGTGAGCTTGGCCGGCAGCACCGACGTGCGCAGCGCGGCGTTGACGCTGTAGACCTCGATCTCGTAGCGGCCTGGCGTGGTGTCGAAGATCTCGAAATCAGGCCGCTGCTGCGTGGACGTTGACCAGTTGCCGTTCTGCAGCCGCCAGCGATAGCGGTACTGGTTGACGCCGACCACCGGCTGCCAGCTCACCACCAACTTGGACAGCACCCGGCCGTTGCTCTCGTAGAGCGCCTCAACGGCCTGCAGGTTGATGGGTGCTTCGGGAATGACGTTGAGGTCGGTGGTGTCGCGCTGCGCCAGCGGCCGGCCGCGCTCGATGTAGTCGTACTTCGAGGCGTTGTAGGCGAGCGCCGTGATCTGGTACTGCGCCTGATCCTGCTCGCTGACGCTGAGCACTCGCCAGGTCGAGGCCTGGATGTTCGAGGTCTCGTAGACCCAGATGCTGTTCGCGTTCGGAGCAGACGGCAGCGCCGATGTGAGCGTGACCGTGGTCCCAACGATGCTGGCCACACCGCGGCTCTGCACTGTGCCGTCGGACAGGATCACCGAAAGCGTGCCGCCTGATGGCGATAGGTCGGTGGCGTTGTCCACCGTGATCGTGGTGGTGGTTGCGGTTGCAATCCGTCCACCACGGCGAGCGCCAGCGCGCATCGGGTCGGAGATGTTGATCACCTGGCCGGGGCGCACCAGCACGCCGGCGTCGATCGAAGCGGTGAACGTCACCACCTCGGATTCGTATTGCTCGGAGTAGAGCAGCCATTCGCCGATGCGTGACGCCTGGCCGCGGGAGGTGCAGGCGAACGCCGACACCTCGGTGGTGACCACGCCGTACTTGGCGATCGCGGCCTGATCCTCGACCACCTCGTAGGCAATGTCGCGCAGGCTCAGGTCGAGGTAGCTGACCACCGCCACGGTTGGGCGGGTCTTGAGGCTGCCGCCTTGGTAGCTGAACCCGTCATCGGAGACGTTGGCCAGCGTGAACAGATAGGCCGGGTCCGACGGCTTGTCTTGGCTGATGGTCAGCGCGCCGGTGCTCCAGTAGGGCATGGCGCGGAACACCGAGCACATGTCGTTGATCAGCTTGTACGCTTCCTCTGCCGTCTGGATGTTGACGTTGCAGCTGAAGCGTGGCTCCTGCCCACCGAAGCCATTGGGCACCAGCTCGGAGGCGTACTGGCTCGCGGCATAGAACGCCCACTTGTCAAGCTGAGCGGCCTGGATGTGATCACCGAAGCCGTACCGGGTGGAGGTGAGCAGATCCCAGAGGATCCATGCGGGGTCTGAACACCACTGCGCAGCGCCAAACGTACCACCCCAGATGCCGGCGTAGATCAGCCGGCCGGTGGTGGCGTCAACGGTGGCGTTGTTTGGGATCCGAACCTTGATGCCGCGGATCAGGTAGGAGCGGCGCGGGATACTGCTGAACTGCTCGGCATCTACTCGCACCGCCACTAGGGCGCTGTTGGGGTAGCGCAGCTTCGCGTAGGTGATCTCGGTGAAGCTTGACCAGCTGAAGGCGTTGATCAGCTTTGCGCTGTTGCTATCGGCCGTGATCCGCGTCACCCGAATGTTCACCGGGAAGGCGCCTGACAAGCTCACTAGGTAGTCGCGCTGATACTGATCGCCCGTGCGGCCGGCGATCGTGTCGTCGATCACGGTGCCGTAGCCGCCGCCGTTGTACTGCACGGCGATCTGCAGGCGCACATCGGTGCCTTCGATGTCGCCCTTCTCAGTGAACAGCTGCAGCGCTGGGACGGTAATCGTCACGCGTGCGGCGTTTACCGTGGTGTCTGTGATACTGCGCACCACAGGCGTGGCCTGCTGCACCGTGACGTTGACGCCAACCTCGTTCTCAACGTCGGCAGCGATCGGCACATAGCTCTGATTTTGGGTGCCGTTGCGCGTGTAGACGAGAATGCTCTGGAAGTTGTAGCTGCCGTCCGGGTTCTGCAGCGGCGTGTTGTCGATGAAGACCGACTTGTAGCCGTCCTTCAGTCCCTCGATCTCGCCTTCGCTGATGAGATCCACCAGATTGGCGTATTGCGTTGAGTTGAGGCTGTCGCCAGCCTCGGTAGGCGTGTAGGTTTCACCGCCACCGCCACCTTTGCCGCCGCCACCTCCACCGCCTGCGCCAGCGATGCCGAGGCCCAAGCCGGCGTTGTGAACGCGGATGCCACCAGCGATGAAGGTGTGGTGGCCCTCCACCGTGAGGTTGTAGACGGTGCCGCAGCCAAAGTCGGTGCGGTCCACGATCGGCCGCAGGTGGCCGTTCTCATCCACCAGGCAGTCATCAGCGCCAAGGCTGCCGATCTCAACGAAGGCATTGAACTGGTTCAGCACCCAGTGGTTGGGCGTCGCATCCAGCACAGCGCCACCCCACAGGCGGTAGCGGAACACCCGCTCGCCTTCGTGGGCGTGGACCTTGAGGATCTTGGCGTGGTGCAGCTCGCCACGATCATCAAAGCTGACAACCAGATCGCCATCGTTCAGCTCATCAATGCGGCGCTGTCCATCAGGGACACGCACCAGCGTGTGCCCAAAAAAGCAGCCGACGCCACCAGAGCCAACGATCCTGCTCATCCGGCCACCTGCACTGTGTCAACGCCGGCCGAGATAACCACCGAGCCCACTAGGCTTTCGCCGTAGACGATCGGCACAGGCAGGCCCTGGCGGCTGGTGTTCTGGATGCCTGAGAAGCTGTAGGACTTGCGGGGATCCTGATCGGTGTTGTTTGCCGCTCCCTGCGGCAACCTTGGCACCGGGGTGAGCAACTGCGCCACGCCGCCCAGCACCAGGCTGGCGCCGATGCCTACGAGGATGGGACTGATCGCAAGGGGGGCAGCCAAGCCCAGCAGG